TCAAATGACCAGCTTGACCCATTCCTGCCCGCGAGTGTCATTATATTTATCGGTAGTTGCCTGCACTTTATGACCCAGCAGAGTTTTTGTGTCGATCCCCTGTGCGCGATATAAACGTTCTGACAGAGAGCGCTGCTCGTGAAATGTTGTAGGTGTTTTTCCCTCCGGTGGTTTTATACCTGCCAGATCCCTTGCGTCAGCAAAATAATCAGTCAGATTGTCTTTGCTCATCGGCTGACCTTTCTTCTGTAATTGGCTATGCACCAGATAAGGACTAACAATCCGGTCACGACAGCCAGCAATAACCTCCCTAAGAGTCATCCCTACCGCTTCGCAATAAAGCGAGAGAGGTAAGGCCAACCTCATCCCAGTTTTCCCCTGAACCACGTGTAAGTGATCATCCCACACATCAGAGAATCTCATTTTGACAATGTCCTCTCTCCGCTGCCCAGTCACTAAAGCCAGGAGCATTGCGTTTCTGTTGTAATGCCCTTCGGGAGTAACGTTAAAGATTGCCCGCCAGTCCTCGATGCTCAACCGCGCCCGCTTGACTTTCGGAACGGGTTTGCGCGTGGCCTCAGGAGGGTTCCAGCCTGGTGGAACTTCACCGGCATGTTGTGCCTCGCGATAAATGTCTATCCACACCACTCGGTTGTTTAGGGCTGTGCTTGTCTGACCTTTATCAAGCCATTCTTCCAACAGGAGGGAGAAGTCACGAACTTCCAGGCTGCGCAGAGGGTGATTTCCCAGGCGTTCTGCCAGTAGGTTCGCCATTCTCATTTTTTCTTTCAATCGGGTTTCTGAAAGTTCGCCATTATCCAGCCGGCCACGCTGCACTTTCTCATAACGAACGATCCACGCCTTTAAACTGATCCCACGGGCTTTATTCGCTGATGGTTTTTCGTCGATCTGCTTCAGAAAAAATTCAGCTTCAGCAGCTGCCAGGCGCTGATTTGCGGTTATAGCTATTTTTTCTGCTTTGGCTTTGTCGGTACCGAGCCCGTGAAATTTTCCCGTTACGGGGTTTTTATACTGGTAATAGGTTTTATCAGTGCGGCGATCAAACCGGGCGTAAAGCCCGGGAATGGATATGCTATTTTTTCGTGGCCTTGGTGACATGATTCAGGATCTCCTTCAATGCCTCATCGTCATCTTCGTGGATTTCGGGAGCCACGCCGACGGCACTTGGCCCGACGTAGATTGCGCTACGATCAACGCACCATCGGCCGCGTACTTTTTCAGGTTTTGGATTGATATAGCCAAGCTTCCCATACTTAACCAGCGTAGTGTTTGTGATCTCAAACCCGAATCTGCCGGACTTCCATTCCGCTAGTGGTATCAGAAATTGTTCTCTCATAGCTATCACTCTCGATAGCCAGCTGCGATCATACGTGCTGCAGCTGGCGCATGTTGAATCTCACGAATCAGTCAACATAGGCAAACATCGCCCAGGTTAATCGGAAGCATTGATAAACTTCCTCACCAGCGCAGACTCCATTCGCCTGATACAGTCGCGTATCCTTGTCATTTGCACTTCGGGAAACTGACTCCGCCCCATCTCTTCCAGCACGCTGACAAGATGGTGATCCTGGACTTTGGTCGCCAGTACGCGAGCGCATGCGCGCAATGATTCTCCGATACGCCGTTTTTCTATTGCTGCAAATGCTCGGCACAGCTCCAGAGTTACCAGTGTGTCGGGAAATTCTGCAAATCGGGTATTGGCGATGACTTCCTTTGCTTTGCTCACTCTGTAATCTCCTGCTGACTGATAACGCTGCTGGCAAGCCACACGGCCATACCCGGTAGATCATCGTACTGATTGCAGTATGCCGGGTTAGCACATAACCCCTGCAGCGCGGCGGCCGTCAGCTGCTGATGATAGGTAAGGGCGAATGTTGATGGCTCAGGTACGGAAGCAGGGCGCTGTTCTTCTGGTTTGGCGTCGACCTCGGGGGAGGATAGAACTACGGCAACTGGCTCCTCCTCCTGTTCTGTCGGTGCTGGCTGTTCAGCATCCTGGGTTGAGGTTAACGACTCAACGGAGAAGACTCCGCCGCCAAGATTCTCAACCCGCGGTTGATCACCGGCTTGCTTTTCAGGTGTTGGGTTCTGAGCGAATGCCGCGTTGAGTTCTTTGTCGAGTTGCGCAGCTTTGCCAGGGCAAACTGCTGGTGGCAGAGTTTCGCCCGGTACAGTCGATTCGGTTTCATCATTTTCTTTTTTCTCAGCATTGGAGCGAGGTTTTGGACGGCAGGCCGTATCAATTGTTTTCTGGTCAGGGTGCGCGTGGTCAGATTCAACCAACTCGCGATTGATGTACTCCCGTAATTTGATCGGATTGAGCCAGATGTCTTCTGGTGCTGACTTGATCAGGGCGATGATGGACGCACGCGAATAGTCCAAAATTCCAGGGGTGCCGCGTAGCTGCGCCCACCATGCAGTAAAACGAGGATCCTGTGCGGCTTCCGCCATTGCTTTCGCTGGAATCATGTATTTATTCGGGATCCAGTAAATGTCGATCTCGTCGTGCATACTCAGAATGGCAATAGCCACTTCGATACGCAGCGTAGAGAGGTTATGAACCAGATCCGGGCTACGGTCTGTCTTGTTTCCACCACCCAGCGTGGAGCCGGTGTCTGTACGGCTTTCTTCTGTGGTGGTGGTAGACAGAGGACGCTTATCAACTGGTGTATCGATCCATTTAGCGATCTGCTTTTTAATGTCCGGCCACTGTGCAGATTCTTTGGTGTTCTCGCGTAACCAGGAGAGTAATTGCGCCTGGCGTTCCGGCGCCAGTTCAAGCGCGCGTCGCTCTTTTGCCAGTGCTTCTGCAAGCTCGCGGGCAAAGCTGGGTTCATCGTCATTCTTCAAATCGACGATCTGGCCATACTGCGCTGAAGTGATTCCAGGGACCGGGCCGAACAATGCCAGACAAGCTGCGCGGGATGCCAGGTCGAGCTGTGCAACGATTTTAATTTCTTCCTGAGTCTTGTTGTCCTCCCATTCTTCCTTTGCTTCAGTCTCTGCCTGCGGTGCAGCAGCTGGTTCACCGCGGTTGGTATTCCAGACAACGTGATCACCAAAGAAATCAGAGCTAAACACATCAAGCTCAGGGCAGGGGAGATCATCATGGTGCTCCCAGATTTTCACCTTAAAATAATCATCAATATGTTCAGGATGTTCAGCCGCAAGCTTACCGAAAATAACGGCCTCAGCGATGGCTTTTGTGGCCGCATTAACTGCGGTTGCAAGTGGTTTTAAATCGGGATGTTTTTTTAATGCTTTATCTTTTGGGAAGTAAGCACCACCAAATACTTTTAACTCAACAGACATAATAACCTCGTTTAATATTTGAAAAATGATGTTGAATGAAATGGTTTGCGGATGCCGCGCTTTACTTTTCTTAAAGCGTCACGCTTTTTTCTTTTTTCATTGCATTGCTCACATAAATAAATCGTGCGCTTAAAGGGATATATATCTGTTTTCCTTTCGTGCATTTCCGGTTTTTTATATTCGTGACAGCAAACAGCGCAATGACAAATGATGTCGTCCATATCAATTGAGTTGTTGGCGCTTATGGTCGTAATAGGTCATGCCACATGAGTTCTGCGCTTCTGCGAACTTCACAGACAGCAAACTAATATGTTTAACAGCGCAGGCTGGGCAATCGAACTCCCCGAGTACGTAGCCACCATCAATCACAACGGTAACAGGGCCAGAGGATGGCAAATGAACCACACCTGAAATAGCACCGTTAACATTAAAGGTTGCAAGGTCTTTGTTTACGATTGCCAGGCTCAATTCTACGGTAGTAATAGTCGCTTTCATTTTATGATCCTTAATTTAAGGTGTGAAAAACCCTGCCGTTTAAGGCACGTTTTTTAGCGTAAATAATTAAATGACAGTCAGGTGGTTGCGTTTATATCGAAGCTATTAACCTCAGAGCTCAGGGTTGCCTTTCTGAGCCAGAAAATAACAAAGTTGTCGAAGTTTTATTTCAAACCAGTTAAGGCGAACTGCCTGTTGCCGTGATGGTTGACGATTAAAGTCTGTCATAATGAATCCCCTATGAAGGTTATTAACAGCCATCTACAATTTTCGATTGTCCACAACTGGAAGCACACTCCGCCAGCTAACAAACCAATCCCCATTAGTGAAAGGGTGGAATGTGCTTCCATGTTGTGTGCCTGTCTTTTCACCACTTCAGGCTCGGTGGTATTCTTGGCGTTCTCACACAACCAAGAAGAGTTTCAGATGCTTAAAGCTACGTTAATTGCCAAATGCCTTTATCAAAACAGCATGATTTCCGACATTCCAGCGGGAGAAGCTGCGGTGGAAACCATCTTTACCGAATATTTCCCCGGACATAGTTTTAAGAAATGGAACACTGCGATTTCCGATGAAGCCGTGAGCCATTTCTTAAGAGCATCCATGGGGGCCGGCACAATTCGTGTTGACAGCTTCATCAAAGACCTTTGGCATCTGTAACTGAAATACTACCCAGGGCATCAAAATTGTCATGCTGCATGGTCTTGCCTGATGCTCTGGCCTCTTTCTCCAGGCTCGCCTTATCAAGCAACAGAGCCCGGAGCACCCCATCAAGAAAAAGCAGGTAGTCTGCGGCGACAGCGTGCTCAGTCTTAAGAATCACCATGGGCGCACCATTCACAAAAAGCTCAATTCTCTTACCTGAGAACGATCTCTGCTCAACGGCGTTGACAGCATTTGCCGGGACTTTAAACACCTTTTCCTGTTCTGACATATCACACCTCATTCGCTTTACGGCCTGAACCCAGCCATCTTTTGTCACCCTTATCGCCGGGTAGGCGGAACGTTTACCTGTCGCACCTGTTGTGCTTCGATGAGTAGAGAATACAACATAAAGTAGATGTGTCAACACTAAAAGTAGAAATTTAGAATGGATGTGCTACTTATGGTAGTGGTGAAAGGCGAAAAAAACCCGGCATGAGCCGGGTTATGTGGGTTTTTTTTACTTCTGCGGGGTGTTGGCGTACTTCAGAAAGAAATCATAAAGCTGCTTATACCGCATTTCGAACGCCAGTAGCATGTTCTTGGCTTCGACGCTTGGGAACTGCCTATACACTCGAAGCAGTCGCTTTTCGTCTTCGCTTAAATCTCTGAATTCCGCATCGCTGTCAATGTCAGGATCTGTCGCCGGGAAGCCCGAAAACTCAGTTTCCGGAAGCTTGATAGGTACACTCTCGCCTTCGCCATAATCAAGCCATGCCGCTTGGACATTTAGCCAGTCAGCTATCTTTTGCAGTTTCTCATCGCGTGGCTTAGCCGTGCCCAGCGTATAACGACGAGCCATTTCGTATGTGACATCGCAAGCCTGGCTTAAATCCTTTACGGAACGGCGCTGTCTGCGCATTTCTTCGGTCAGCCGGTTAGCGAAATCCTGATGTTTATTCGCTTTTTCTACCATAGGTAGAAGAGTAAGGCACGGCGCGTTCATAGTCATTTCTATTTTTCGTAGTTGTATTTTCTACTTTATGTAGTATATTGCAGTCATCGACTCATTCAGGAGAACACGATGACTACTTCATACAAGAACATAACGGAAAAGGCGGTGAGGTCGATTGGTTCGGTTTCGGCCGTCGCCCGCAAATTCAACTTTAAGTCCTCACAGTCAGTAGCAAACTGGATTATCCGAAACCGAGTTCCAAGTGAGCGAGTGATAAAGCTCTGTGAATTTGGCGGTTGGACTGTCACCCCGCATGAGTTACGTCCGGATTTGCATCCAACCCCTACCAGCGGAATTCCTGTTCAGGATATCCCACGTGCGCAGAGGGAGTCTGAGTGATGGAAATCAAAAAACTGGCATGTGAGCTGGAGTCCTGGGCGCAGGAAAAGGGCTGGAAGACGGTGACGCAGCTGATAACCCCTCATCACTTTGGCGATCTGCTTCAGTCACTGGATGACGTATCGGATCCGGACGAGTACGCGCGGCGGCTGCACAACAACAAGCAAATTATTCAGCGTGCGTTCCGCAACGATACACCTAACTACCTGAAACAGGCTGAAGCTCTGAGCTATGCCATCCGTACCGCGATTGATAACGAACTGGCGCAGAAGGACTGCATGCACTACCGGGCGGCCAGGGTTAACAAAGAGTGTATTGAAGCCACCAATGCTGTCTTCACAGGCAAGCCGCAACCGGTAATCCGACGCGAGACTCTGGAAGCGATCGATGCGCTGGCGCAGATGGCTGGCGTGAAAGTCCAAATTATGCACTGCCACCGTGCGGCGTAAGGGTCAGTAAAACCATGAATCCATCTGACATCATTCGCGGGTTCGGTCGTCCGGTTGCTTATTATCCGGCACTGGCCGAACACCTCGGCGGCGTTAGCGCCACAGTTCTTTTTTGCCAGATGACCTACTGGATGGACAAGCTCACCTCTGATCTGGGTGTGCATAAAACCTCAGAGGAAATTCAGGATGAAACCGGGCTGAGTTACGAAGAGCAGCTGACGGCCCGGAAAAAGCTTAAGCGTCTGGGGGTGTTGGTAGAGACACATAAGCGACTGGAACACCGGATTTACTTCAAAGTTAACTTTGAGCGAGTGGATCAGGTACTCACGCAAGCCATTGAAAAGTCACCAAATGGGCAAAACCCATTTCGGGGAATGGGCAAAGCCCAGGTCGGTAACGAGGGAATCCCTTGTTCGGGAACTGGGGAAAGCCCAGCCCGCGGGGAAGGCAAAACCCATTTCGATCCTACAGAGATTACTACAGAGACTACTACAGAGAATAAAAACACTTCTTGTCCGGACGCTTCGCTGTCGGACGAACAGATGACCAAAGAGGCGTTTTTAAATCGTCATCCAGAGGCCGTGGTTGCACATGCAGGAAAACGGCAGTGGGGAAGCAAGGAAGATCTGACCTGCGCCCAGTGGATGTGGAACCGCATCGTCAAACTGTATGAAAAAGCCGCTGAGACAGACGGGGAACTGGTGCGCCCTAAAGAGCCTAACTGGGCTGCATGGTCCAACGAAATCCGGCTGATGTGTGCCGTTGACGGCAGAACACATAAGCAAATTTGCGAAATGTTTTCGCGTGTACAGCGAGATCCGTTCTGGTGCCGGAACGTGATGTCACCGTCAAAACTGCGCGAAAAATGGGATGACTTAATTCTTCGACTGCCATCGCCAGGGGCGGCTCAGAATCAGGCTGGTGGCCGGGATATCAATCGGATCTCCCGTCCTGACAGCTCCGTTCCGCCAGGATTCAGGGGGTAAGCATGCAAAACGCAGGTTCCATTCTCGATCGCCTTCGCCGCGTAATTCCGCCGGGCGTAGAACCCAAATTCAAGAGCGCCGCAGAGCTGATGGCCTGGCAGCGCGAGGAAGGGCTAAAGCGCGCCGCTGAGGTGGACAAACTCAACCAGCAGGCACGTGCAGAGAAAATTTTCGGGCGATCCGGGATCCAGAACCTGCACCGCAGCTGCAGCTTCGCGAATTACACGGTGAACGGCGATGGCCAGCGCCACGCCCTGAGTATGGCAAAGAGCTATGCGCAAAATTTTGGAACTGGCTTTGCGAGTTTCGTTTTCACCGGAAAGCCGGGTACTGGCAAAAACCACCTCTCAGCAGCCATTGGAAATTATCTGCTGAAACAGGGGCGAACGGTGCTGATTGTCACTGTTCCGGATCTGACCCTGCGCGCCAGGGCCTGTTATGACGAAGGGCGTTCTGAAGCCGCGCTGCTGGATGATCTCTGCAAAGTTGATCTGCTGGTGCTCGATGAAGTCGGCATCCAGCGCGACAGCCGCGGCGAGAAAGTTTTGTTGAACCAGATTATCGATCGCCGCCTGGCCGCCATGCGCCCGGTTGGTGTTCTGACCAACCTGAATTACGACGCGCTGGTAGAAACCCTGGGTGAAAGGGTTGTTGACCGCCTGCGCATGGATAACGGCATTTGGGTGAACTTTGACTGGGAGAGCTATCGCGGAAACGTTAGCCACCTGAGACCTGTTAAGTAAATTTTGAGGAGAAAATTATGGAATCTGTAATCGACGCACTGAAAGCCATGAAAAAAGCGACATATCGTGAGGTTGCCGCCCGTCTTGATATTGAGCCCGTAGAAGCGCTGAACATGCTGCGCGAGCACAAACAGCAGGGTTTGTGTGATTTCTTCGATGGGGCATGGTCAGTCGGTACCGCGAAAGAGCAGGCCAGAGAACTGGCAAAAGCGCCAGCTGTGGCGCCAGTGCATCAGTCACCGCGTCTGAAAGGTGAGGAACCAGCACCGGTTGATGCTGAGGCCATCCGCCAGCTGCTTGGCAAGAACGGAGCTATGACCACCGCGGCACTGGCCGCAGCTGTTAACCGTAATGCCCGCGGCATGGTCTCAGTGATGCTGGCGTTTGATCGCCAGGGTGTGGTCATCAAAAACGGCAAGGGGAAGGGCGTTACATGGTCTCTCCCTGTAACCGGCCAGACTGAAACAGACAGCACCGAAGCGGTACAACCTGAGGCGGGCACGGTGAATATCAAGTTTGAATCAGCGCCAGACAGTAAATCCCTGAATGAAATTATTGGGGATATTCCTGCATTCACCGCCCGCCCTGATGACCTGATTATTCCGTCATCTCGCTTTATTTCGAACGAAATCCGCCGCACAAAAGCGAAGCTGTCTAACCTGCAGCGTCTTCAGGGTGCCGTTCGGGAGCTGCGCCGCCATAAACACCTGCTGCAGGGGATGGGGAATGACTGATTTACCGAAATGCCCAGAATGCGGGATGGCTCCTTCTCTCAAAGTTCGCAGCCGGGGAATGAACTGGGGGTCGGCAGAGGTCCGCTGTTCAAACGGTTGCCCTGGTGTCCGCGCGGGATTTTCGTTCCCGCCTGATGGTGAGGCTGCGGCCCGTAAAGAACTTGAGGATAAATGGAAAAAGCTGGTGGGAGGGCTTAACGATGCCAAGACCAAAAACGCATGACGAGCGCACCAGGATTATCAACCGGATTATTGAGCTGGTGAAAGAGCATGGTCGCATCACGACGAAAGATGTCGTTGCGATGTTCGACCTGCATCGCACAACCGCTGAGAAATATCTCCGCACCGCGGTAGAGCAGGGCGACCTTTACCGTCACAAAAACAGCGGTATTTTCCGCGACGAAAGGGCGGCAATTGACTTTGATCTACAGCGTTACACTAGAGGGCGGGTAACAACTCTTCCCCCGCTGGGACTCAGTCCTGTGATGGGGCGTGTATTGCAGATTTTTGAAGCACCAATGAGCAAGGAGGCCGTCCAGTGAGCAACATCGACAAAAGCGCGTTAAAGCCCGGAACTTACGCCATCCTCTTTCGAGATAATTGGGATGGCGAGGAAGACGTTTATGAAACGCTGGCGACGTTGAGCGATGACTTAGTTTGGTACCACCACGAAAACGGCAGGGCACTTATTGAGTATGAAGGTGACGAAGTTCTGAAAGTATGGCCACTGGATGATGGCAGTAATGTTCTGGCGCTTCGGGCTGAGCTTGAAGAGTCCGAGCGTCTGCGCTTGAAGTTCCAGGAGGCTAACTGCGAACTGTGCCAGAAGCTGGAAGCGGCAGAGAAGAAGACTGTCGAAATGCCAAACTTCTACGGCTATGTGCCACACGTTGCGCGAGAACTTCAAGCGGCATTCCGCATTGCCTGTGATAACGCTGGCATCAACGTCGCCGCAGCCGGTAAAGGAGAGACATCATGAGCACTATTACCAAAGAACACGCAGAGCTTAAGGCATTCATCACTGGTTTCCTTACTGACCCAGCGCATGACAATCAGTCTTCTCGCAGTATGACTGCTGAGGTGTTTCGTATCGCGCTGGCATCGCTCGAAGCGGAGCCTGTGGCGTGGCGTTATCGCCATCATAACGGACTCGCGCCTAGCAACTGGAGATTCGTTGATAGCGAAGATGAATGCAATCCCGCTCAGAACTATCAGCGACAGGCTTTGTACACCGCCCCGCCAGCGCCGGTAGTTACGGCAGAGCTTCACCCTGACACGCAAAAGTTGGTGATTGACTTCTGCACAGCACTGGCTGAGAAACTTTATAAGGCTCAGCTTAAATATGGATATGACGCAGACTGGAAACAGGATGGATGGCCTACCCAATGTCAGGCGCACTTTCATCAGCATATTGCCAAAGGTGATCCACGTGACGTGGCCGCGTACTGCGCGTTCATGTGGTATCACGGATGGAAAACAGAGCCAGCGCCAGTAACTGTGTCTGATGAAGCTACACCTGACAATATCCAGATGCTTGCCAGCACCTACGCGCCACGCGGCGTTACCTACCAGTGGGATGATGATGAGTGCAATGCAGCAGCTGATTCATGGAACGCCTGCCGCGCCGCCATGCTCCAGGGTAAGGAGAGTGAGCGTGTCTGAGCAAACAATTCTCGATATGTGCTGCGGTTCCCGCATGTTCTGGTTCGATAAGCAGGATGAGCGAGCTGTATTCAGTGATATTCGTACCGAGGAACACGGCCTCTGTGATGGGCGGCGCCTGGTTATCAGCCCTGATGTGGTTGCTGACTTCCGCGCGCTGCCGTTCGCTGACAATACCTTTCCTGTTGTGGTATTCGACCCGCCACATCTGGAGCGTGTCGGTGAAAATGCCTGGATGGGTAAAAAATATGGACGGCTGAACAAAGAAACATGGCGTGATGATTTGCGTGCAGGTTTCAAAGAGGCGTTCCGGGTATTGCGTCCACACGGTGTACTCATTTTCAAATGGAACGAAACCCAGATTCCAGTTAGCCAGATTCTGGCGCTGACGGATGTGAAGCCAATCATAGGCCAGCGTACCGGGAAGAACGATAAAACCCACTGGATCATCTTTGTGAAGGATTCAATTGCACCGCTGCAGGAGGTAAAAACGTGTACCTGATGGAGCTGTTATCAGGCGCAGTCTGGCTGGTAGTTTTAATCGTGCTGGTGGCGCTGGCTGTGAGAAGAATTGATTACTGATTAAGCACTTACCCGCTTCGGCGGGTTTTTATGCCCGATGATTAAGCCCTTTAACATTTCGTGCTGTTAAACCGTTGATCAATTCCATGTGTGAGTGTACTGTATAAATATACAGTAACATTGTGGAGGCGATCACCATGGGTTTTCCATCACCAGCAGCAGACTACGCAGAGCAAACCCTCTCAATTACCAGTATCTGCGGTTATGACAGCAACTGCCGCACCATCGAAACCTCTTCCGGTTACGCAATCATCAACGTTGCCAGAAAGGCGAAGATTGGCGACACGGTGCTCATTTCCTTCTGTGGAAAGCTGGACTTCGCCTCCGTTCAGGGGAAAGCACTCATCACGCCTGACGGAGAGGCGATTGAGGGGGATGCGCTGGACGATGCTACCGTTCTTGGGGTTGTTACTTATCTTCTGAACAGCGTTACCGACACAGATGACAGGCCAGTGATATAGCAGAGCGTGCATGATTCCTGTGCATTAAGAACCGATCGGTTACACAGATCAATTACGGTTAATTGATCTATCTAACCTATTAGACGTTCATGGCGATGGCTGCTTTAGTTACGTTCAGCGCGCAGGGAGAAAAGGGCCGACCCCCGATTAGTCGGGGATGACTGAATTGAATAGGATTTTTCGTTATGAATGAGCAAGAATTAATCGCTGCCGTTCGCCCTGCTGGACGTTATGAAGTAGTGAGCCGGGAGGATGGCTCCTTTGTTGTAATCCCTGTACCTGCCGAAGCAATACTCATGACCAGGGAAGCACTCAGACAATGCCTTGAGCGCTTCCGCAACCCTGACAACTGATTTATAATAATCAAGCTGGCCTGAACAACCAGCGCCTGTCGCACCATCACCGGAGAAAAGTGATGGCGCAAAGAACTACCCAGAATTATTCACACCGCCCATTCGTGCGCGGTGTTTCTGCTTATGCTGGTGGTTCAGCATGAAGAAAGCAGATAGCCTCCATCTTTCACGTGTGGCCGCACTGGGCTGCATCGTGTGCAGAAACCAGAACCTGGGCGAGACGCCTGCGGAAATTCACCATATCCGAACTGGTCAGGGCGCCAGTCAACGTGCTGACCATCGGAAATCAATTCCCCTGTGCCATATGCACCACCGCAACGGCGGTTACGGTGTCGCGATTCATGCTGGCCGCCGCGCCTGGGAATTGAAGTACGGCACTGAATCTGAGCTGCTGGTGCAGGTTCTTTATCTGCTGGGCGAGGGCGCCCATGCCTAAATACATCATCACCCCAGTCGGAAAACCCCGCATGACCCGCGCTGATCAGTGGAAGCAGCGCGCGCCGGTGATGCGGTATCGCATGTTCTGCGATGAAGCCCGCCTTCATGGAATTCAGGTACCTGAGAACGGCGCCCATATCACTTTCGTTTTGCCAATGCCGGCGAGCTGGAGCAAGAAAAAACGGGCAGCTATGGACGGGCAGCCCCACCAGCAAAAGCCAGATCTGGACAACTTAACAAAATCTCTGTTGGACGCCTTGTTTGAGGACGATTCCCACATTTGGGACGCCCGGACATCAAAAATATGGGGCGAAACCGGAATGATAATTATCGAGGAAATAAAATGAAGCTGGAAAGTTTACCGAAGTATTTCTCACCAAAATCGATGTTACCCGGTGCCGTTCCCTGCGGAAAAACAGCTGATACTCTGACCATCACAGATGTAATGGCTTCACTTGGTCTGCTTACATCAAAAGCTGCAGTAGGTATTGAGCTTTATCTGGCGAAAGCCGGGGTTTTGTCGTCGGATAATATCATCGCCTACATCCATCAGTTGGCTGTACAGCGGGCAGAGCGACACGCACCATTGCGTAAAATGTCAGAAGGGGACAGGGCTGTATTCCTCCAGACGCTGGCAAGATACGTTTTTCGCGATTACTCACTCAGTGCGGCCAGCCTGATCACGTGCAGCAGCTGCGCCGGGCAGAAGTTCATAACGGCAGAGGTATTCACGAATAAAGTTACTTATCCGGACGGCAAGCCACCAAAATGGGTCAGAGACACTAAAGGCATATCTCCATCTGACTGGGAGGTATGGAAAGAGGTACGTGAACAGGTTCGTATTGTGTGTAAGACCTGCACCGGAAAAGGGCACGTTAAAAACGAGTGCCGTTGTCGAGGTCGCGGTGAGGTATTGGATAAGAAGAAATCAGAGCTGCAGGGCGTGCCGGTCTATAAAAAATGCCCGCGCTGCTCCGGCAGAGGATATCCACGCCTGAAAGATACCGAAGTTTTTAAAGCCCTGGGAGTCACCGAAACCACGTGGCGCCGCAACTATAAACTCTTCTTTGATCGTCTGGTGGAACACTGTCACATTGAAGAAGCATATGCAGAAAAAATTTTAGTTGCTGTAACCGCTTAATCAAAATCTTAGAGGCTACACTTGCATTAATAGCATTGTGTGGCCTCGCCCTCCGACTCTAGCACTGCTGTCTCTTCATGCTCCTGCAGCTTTTCGCGCCACCTGCAGTTTTTCGTGTAACCTGCAGTTTTTTGCATCTCCTGCAGGTTTTTGTTGCTCCTGCACCTCCTGCATGGTAAGTTGCTGGAAAACGTAACAGGAGAAAATCATGAGCTCAGATATTCAAAAAATTTTGGACAATCACTCAAAAGTTGTTGAAGAGGGATTCATAAATACCGGCGATCTTAAATATAGAAGTTATGCGGTTACAACGCTTCGAGGAGGGGTGGGTAAATCAACTCTTTCATTTAATCTGGCATATGAGATATCAAGAAAAAATTCATTGTTAATAGCCGATCTTTGTGCTCAGACTAACCTTACTGAGAATATCATGAGGGGGAGTGAGTACAGTGTTAATATTTTGAACGCTCTGCAACCAGCTTTGCTCGGTGCTGCTTTTGGAGAAGTTCCGGAGGATATATCCTACCAAGTAAGCAAGTATTGCGATCCTTTCAAGGGGGGTAAGAAAACATATTTAATTCCAGGTAGCCCTGAACTTTTTGCTTTTCCTTCAACACTTTATCAGCAATTACAAATAGCAAATGCGCAAAACAATGCTAAAGCCGTCAAAAATTTATTGGAGATTTTGAAGAAAATACTCAATAAAGAAGCAAAAGAGAAAAACACAAGCAAGATGATTATGGATACCAGCCCTTTTTATGCTGGTGGTACGCACTTGGCATGGTGTGCAGCCGATGCTGTTATCATACCAGTAAGGGTGGATGAGCATTCGATCGAATCACTGGCACTTACTCTTGACCTCTTATCTAATCCGAAGAAAGATTTTGTTATTTGGAACCAAAGGGCTGAAAACATTCAAACACCAAGAGTCGCAGCTATCGTAATGACGATGGCTGGCGCTAAAAGCCAGAAAAAATTCACTCCAGATAGCGCATCTCGAATGTATATAGAAAGAGCGCTCTCTATTGCGGAGAAATATCAACATCTATTCGACTATGAAGATCCTCGTGATGCATTTGCAATTACAGATGATTTCATGTCCACAGGTCGAATTAGTGGTGCGAAAAGTATACCTATTGCTGAATTGAAGGTGAATTCATTCCATACAGTTGAGGGGAAAAGATTGCAAGTTAATAGCTCTGCTGATCGATACAAAAGAGAGTTAAAGTACTTAGTGAGTATACTTTAATTTCACGCAGGCATAACACTATATCACTTGCCGGCCATAAGATTACCAATTGTTGACAGCTTGGCGGAAAATGGTTAATCTCATTCCAACGCTGGGTTATTACGCCCTTGACGTTACAAAATTCTAAACCTCGCTTCGGCGGGGTTTTTTCGTTTTTGGGGCTGCCATTCGGCGGCCTTTTTTTATTCCCTCCACACAGCACCCGCCCACAGCGAGGTGAGAGACGATGAAAATGGCACACAATCCAAACAACTGGCCTGACTGGCTCGAACTCTTTCAGAGCTGGTGGCGTGGAGAAACGCCGCTGGGTGCCGTACTGATGGCATTCATCATGGCCGCGCTTCGAATCGCCTACACGGGCGGAGGCTGGAAAAAGATTCTGCTTGAAGGGCTTTTGTGCGGGGCGCTGACCCTGACGGTCGCCTCCGGGCTGGAATATATGGAATGGCCTAAATCGCTGTCGATTGCCATTGGCGGTGGCATTGGCTTTATCGGTGTTGAGCAGTTCCGCCGTTTGCTGCTTGGCATATTAAACACCCGCCTGGGAGGTGGTAATGCAGCAAAATGATTTACGTTGGCTGGTTGAAGGCCGCAAATACATCGGGCAGATGGAAATCAAAGGCCCGCGCCATAACCCCTTAATTCTCCAGTTCTGGAAGGACATCAAACGAGGCGGTATCAAAGATGACGAAACCCCCTGGTGCGCAGCTTACGTCGGGTCAATGCTCGAACGCGTTGGCATCCGGTCAACCCGGTTCGAATCAGCAAAATCATACCTCTGTTGGGGCGTACAGCTTCGCGAACCAGCTTACGGATGCGTTGTTGTATTCAGTCGCGACGGCGGCGGGCATGTGGGGTTTGTCGTTGGACAGGCAGATAATGGCGATTTAATGGTGCTGGGCGGTAATCAGTCTGATGCCATCAACATTCGCGCCTTTTCCCGTTCCCGCGTCACTGGTTATCGCTGGCCAGTTAACGAACCTCTGGACTGCAGGCCATTACCGGTGATGAGTGCCGCCAGTTCGGTAAAAGAATCATGATCCCGCTACTCCCGGCAGCACTGAAACCCTCATGGCGGATGTTGGCGCTGCTGCTCATCATTGTTGCCGCGGCGGGAACCATTGCCATCCTCGCCATCCGGCTGGCGCACAGCCAGGCAGATAATCGCGTTCTGGCATCGGATAACCAGCTGCAGGGGCAGGTTATCGCGACGCAGGCGTTCAACTTCAACCGGTTCAATCAAATCGCTGAGCATGCCAACAGGCTGAATTCACTGATTGACACCGGCACAGAAGAAACCGTCATCAAATACCGGGAGATTCTCCGCCGTGAAAAAACCTGTGATCTGCCTGTTCCTGCTGACATTGCTGGTGGGCTGCTCGAATACGCGTACCGTTTACGTGCCAGCGCCATGCACACCGATACCAGCAGACCTGACGCAGCCGATGATCGTGCCACTGCCGCCAGCTCAATGACATACTGCCAGGCTGTTTTGTGGATT